TACACAGGTCTATTGTTGTGGCGATACGACCGAAGGGCAGCTTATCTGTGTCGAGATTATAATGTTTGTTATAGGCAACGATGCGGTTGTCGATGCCTCTGGCTCCTTCGAGGGCAAGATATATGACGCCACCCTGCTCGACTGCCTTACCGCGCCACTCTTTTCCTTGCGCCACATGGAAGGCAAGCTCGCTTGCAAAGAATGTTTTGCCTGTGTTGCTGTCGCCGTATAGGACGGACATACCGCCATCGGTCAACAGGTCTTCGACAAAATCGAAAGTCTCTGTGCGGATGGCAATGTCACCTGACCACTTGATTTCAAATGGTGGCTTGATGCTTTCTTCTTCTGCCATTTCTGACGCCTCACCGGGGTCGGGCATCTGCCACTTCTGCCGCGCAGTTTTAATGAGGTCAATTAGGTCAGGGTCATCCGACCCCGCGTCACAATATGGGGCGCAGACTGCACCGATAAGAAAGTCCGAGTAGTTTCTGCCGACCAGCGTTGCAACGACGCGGAGCATGTTGTTGTGCCACTCGCCCGGTTGCTTTGTTGTTTCCAACATCTGCTGTATCTGCGCGTCTGCTCTCCCTACACGCCCTGTGTCGATCTCAAACGCTGGCTCCGCAGATAATTCGGTTGAATTATTGTCGGTGACATAGGTTTGCCTGAGTGCCTCTGCTTCGACTGGCGGTCTTGTTTCTTTCGGGATGTATCTGACGCGCTCTTTCTTGTAGCCGCGTTCCAGCTTCTTTTCTGATGGGTGGCTGACTGTGCCAGCAAGACGCATGATGCGCGGTGGGTCGATTACCCGGTCGCCGCCGAAATAATCGGCTAGGGCTTCTTGTTGTTTTTGCCACTGTTGTAGGTTGCGGGATGGGTCTTCAAGTCGCCAGTAGGCGTGGACGCGCTGGTTTGGCTCCCTGCCTGTTTCGATAACAAAGTTTGGTTTAAGCGGCGCAGTCTTGAGTTTCTCGACTGACGACGTATCGTCGGCGTCAACGAAGTGAAAATAGGATATTTCGACATCTGTGGCCTTGCCTGCTCCTTTTGTATCCTTGTTTCTGGGGTTCACGCCGACATAGACATTGTATTCTTCATTCATGTCGATGGCGTATTGCGCTGCGGCCTCAACTTCTTTGATGCCAAAGTTCATCGGCGTTGTGATTGCGCTGACCGGGTGGATGCACCTTATTTCGATTTTTCCCTCGTAAGCCATGTCAGCAAATGGCTTGAACAGCGCATATAGATGCGCCTTCGCCGTTTCGATGTCGGCGTTTACTGGTGCTTTGATTACTTCTCCCATTTGCTTCCTCTTTTTTAACTCCCAAAGTGGGGGCAGGCCGAGAAAGGAGGGAAGCCGACCTGCCCCCTACCGCGCTGGGAGTAGATGACGCGGTAATCTGTTGGACGACCTAAAATTCGTCGTCTTCTAATGTTTCAGCCTTTGGCGCGGGTTCAGGCGCGGCTGGCTCCGTTGCAATCTCCGTTTGCAATGCGTCAGGGCGGTCAACCCATCCAGACACGACAAGATGCGGGACATTGAATGAGCCGCGTTTGCCTTGGATGGTTTCGTAACCGTCGATCTTTACCATTGGCAGTTTCGTGCCTTCGCGGTTACGCAAAGCAGGCACGAGGTTTTCAAAACCCTGAAATGCACCCGCCGCAGCTTGTTCCCAAACAGCCGTGTTGCCCTTCTGCGTAGCGATTGGAATTGAAAACCCCCGCTTCCACTCTGGCCCCGGTTGGGCGGCAAACTGACTGATGCTTGGGTTCCACTGCCATTCAGGTGCCGCCCCTGCCGCCCCTGTTGAGTGGTTCCAACCCAGCTTCATATTGTCGATGTCAAAAATCACTCCGTTGTCGAAGCCCTTGAACACCTTGCGACCATCTTGGTCACGCAGACTAAAAGAACGACCGGGTATCGCCCCGTCATTGCTTTCCTTGCTGTGCCAGTTAATCCACGGGCCAGAACTGCCCGAACCACTATTTCCTGTATCAATGTCAAACACGGTCTATTTCTCCTTGGACACTTTGACTGACAAGTTCCGCTTGCCTCGGTTACACGCCGTAAAGTTCACGACGAGCATCTTCATTTCCGCGCCAGTAAAAACTGTTGGGGTTCACTGGTACGATTTGACGGAGATGTTCTTTGTCTCCGCTGTTTAAGAACCGTTCTAATCTGATGGTCTGAGCCTTGATGTAATCGAGTGTCTCTTTGACATCTCCATCTTCTTTGAACTCGGCTTTCTTGGGTGTGACGTACAAGAACTTGCAACCAAAGTTGCCCATCGCCTTTTGATAGATTGCCCGCTGCACCTGATGTCCCTTGGACATCTGCGGCGGCATACGCCCTGTTGTCTTGAGGTCGATGACGAGGCCGTGTTCCGGGTAAACGAAATCCAAGTAGCCGATGAAGGGTATCGACCAGTCGTCTGTTTTGCAGTTAATCCTGACAAGCTGTTGCTTACCGTCTTCGCCAAACTCAGGTTTGCCATATGGCTCCAACGCTTCGACTGCCAAACGGGTACACGGCTCGATCATGTCGCGCTCTTTTTGAGTTTGGGCGTCGCCAAACATCATGCGCTTGTCAAACTTATCTTCGGCTTTCTTGACTGCTTCTTCTATTTTCATTCCGTGGTAGACGACATCGACGACTGCATCCTCAATGCAAATGCCCCGCATCGGAGCCGCACCAAACGGGCTGCGTTTGCCATATAGTTTTTCGGCAACAAAAACGTCGATTGCGTCCACTAACATATTGAATGTCGAGGAACTCAAATGCAGATAAGGATGCGACTTACTGGTAAATGCTTCCTTGTGCCGTTCAAATCCGTTCATTGATTGCCTCATATTCCAAAATGGTGCGCCCGATTATTTCCGGGATTTGCGGGACGACCGCGTTTCCCAGTCCTTTAATTCTGTGTGACCTAGCGGGAACCCCATGAGCCACTCGACCCACGTTGGGTTCAACTGACCACTGGCCTTCGTATGACCCGCTATCACTTCTTCCAGATTGCCCTTGTTCCGACTTGCCAACTGTTCGCGGTTCTTGTCCGTTATTGTCGGATGCACCTTGTTCGCTCTCGGCGTAGGCCAAAGTGCCATCGTCTTCTCGTCCACTTGTTCTCGTAGATTGCTGGGTCTGGAGCGTCCCTTGCGATGACCCGTCGCCAGCTTCTTGAGGCTTTCTTCCGACCTCGGCGGCAAGTGATCGATCGTGTTCGGCGTTGCCCACATCCGAGTTGGGTTGTCCGATAGGCTGTCGTTGACTGCCGCCCCGATGTTCCAACCGTGTTTTCCGTTCTTGTGGCTGGGCGCGACGCCCGTTCCCCCGGTCATTGCTGTTGGCGTAGGCCACAGAGGTGAATACTTTACCTGACTGGTCAACGACCCCACCGTTGTCCCGTTGCGGTATTTTTCCATCCGTTTTTTCATCTTGTCGGGATGTTCGTCTGTCTGAACTGCTGTTGGCGTGAGCCACAATCCAGAGCCTGTCTCTTTTGTGCGGGGCATTGACAGCGCACGCTGGAATAATAAACGTCCAGACGGTGTATCCTTCAGTCTCCAGTGAAGCGAGTACCTCGTCGAGACCGAGTTTAATGTGTCCACTAACATTCTCGGAAATGACCCATCGAGGCCGACACTCTCGTATAAGTCGATACATTTCAGGCCAGAGATGTCTTTCGTCTTCTTGGCCTCTTTGACGGCCTGCGACGCTGAACGGTTGGCAGGGATATCCTCCGCAGATGACATCGGGAACAATTCCATCTGCTCGGAGTTGCTCTCCTGTGAGTTGTTTAATATCTCCGTAGATTGGGACATCAGGCCAGTGCCGTCGAAGGACGGCTCTGGGGTAGTCTTCGATTTCGCAGAAGGCGACTGTTTCAAACCCTGCTCTTTCCAATCCGACACTAAATCCACCTATCCCGCTGAATAAATCCAAGACCTTCACTGCTGCGCCCCAAACCACGCAATCAGCGCGGCGTCAGCGCGACCGTCATCTTTCTTTCGTTGAAAATTTGCGGCATACGCTGGGAACAGTTCTGCCGCCCTTGCACGACTGGCATCCTTGCCGCCCCTTGCGCCCACTTCCTTCTGCCACTTCTGCGGAGTGACGTAGCTGGTGGGAATAAGAAGCGTGGCGAGGACGCCCTCGACCATGCCTACCGACCTGCCAAACTGAAACATGGACGAAACGCCCTGACCCGGCATCGCGCCAACCTTTTCTACAAAGGCATTGTGGACACGCCGCGCTCCGATGACTGACTGCAACATCTGTGCGCTGACTTCGCGCTTATTCTTGCCGCCACGCTTTACGGATACGATTGGCATGTCGAAAACATCCAGAAGACCGCGCTCAACATCGAAGAACGCAAGACCGCCCGACGCACCGGGGTCGATGCCCAACACGACGGTCAAGCCGCGTCCTCATCGTTCATAAAGTCGGGGACATCGAGAAAGCTGTCGGCTGTGACACAGCCTTTGGTAATTTCTTTTATTGTGCGGATCATTGCCCAGCTTGGGCGGCTGTCGCCCTGCAACCACTTGGAGACAGACGACTGCTTTGCGCCAATCATATCTGCGAAGGCTTGCTGAGTTAGTGCGTTTTCGATTAGAAATTCGTGTAGTGTCATACTGCCCCCGTGGAATATTCCTAATCGTTGTATGCTGATTTGGAATTATCAGTCAACAGGGGACTAGAGGATTTTCCCATTATTTTTAATGCAAAAAAAGCAATAAATCTGGTAGTATTCTCGTTGGGAATACGCTAGCCTTGGTAAGTCTCAGAATATAATTTTTGAGACTGGTCAATAATAAAAACAAAGAAAGAGGGCAGGGGTGCAGTGATGTACCAACGACTTCACAAAGTCAGAAGCGACCGTGGCGTCAGCCAAACCGACCTTGCCGAAGCCACTGGCGTAAGCCAGTCGGTCATTAGCAAAATCGAGCGCGGGGCTTTACGCAGCCCCGGTTCAGGCAAGCTGGAAGCCTTGGCAGAATATCTTGAGTGTTCTGTTGCAGACTTTATCGACGATCCAAAACGACAAGCGGAGCCGACTGCTGTATCTGTCGGACAGCCGCACGACTTATCACAAGTGGCAACAGACTTGCCGATGCTTGGACTAATCACAGACGGTGTTTCGGATACTAGATATTCAAATAGTCCTATACAGCTTAGTCAGACTATGCTAACGGAAGTTATGACTAAGCGTCCACCATTCCTAACAGGACTAAATGAAGCCTATGCAGTCCGTCAGGTTGGTGACGAGATGGTTCCCCGCTACAAGCAAAATGAAATCCTGTACATAGCCCCAGAGGTCGAGCCTTCGCCCGGTGACGATGTAATGGTTGTAATTGAAAAGACGGAAGACAGTCACCGTTACGGTTTTGTGCGGGAATTGGTGGCTTGCGAGAACGGCAGTGTTACCGTGCGTCAACACAATCCAAGCCGAGAGCAAAAGATTTCGAAGAAAGAGATCGAGGATTTGCACCTTGTCATTGGCTCACGGCGCCGACTTGACTGAATATTCTTGACAGGACTTTTTATCTGACTAATTATTCCCCTATAACAACACGGGGGTTTTATGTCAGGTTTTCCAAAATACAAAGAATGTCCAGAGTGTTCTGGTACAGGTCGCGTTGAGTGCGAAGTCGGCGTAGCTGATTTCGGCGCGTGGCGCGGTGGTGAGCTGCGGCTAGTTTCTGTCGATTGCGAGAATTGCGACGGGACTGGCAGTGTCGTTGACGATGGTTTTGACGACGAAAACTGGGAAGACTTCAACCCGATGGTGGCAGCACATGGGTATTGAGCCAAACTCTGCCGCCAGCGCATTGCGCGAAATGAGTACTATCATTGATGCCCGTGGCAACACTTACGGTGCGTCGAGAGACAACTTCCAACGCATTGCCGACTTGTGGACGACCTTCAAGGGCGTCGAGTTCAGCCGCGAAGATGTTGCGGTGCTTTTTATGTTGGCGAAAATTGCGCGTCTTTCGGAGACACCGGGTCACAAAGATAGCTTGCTGGACATCGGCGGCTATGCGGCTCTGGCGATTGAAGCCGAGCAAGAGCCATTCGATCCCGAAAAGGAATTACAAAGACTGAGGGGGCGTAAATGATTTGCACAGCCGCAACCGACTATGCGCGTCACTACCACGATTTTGTTGACTGTGACTTCTGTGGTCAGGCCACACGGGGGCGCGTCTATCCGCAAACCCCCAGCGCAGTCCACTGTGGGTCGTGTGGTCG